TACTGAACCACCTGATGCTCTACCACTAAAGAAACTTCCTATTGTGCTAAATATACTATTACCACCACTTAAAGCCGCTTGTTTTTGTTTTTCTTTTGTAATTAATTTTTCAATAGCAAGTTCAACACCTTTTCTAGCAACAATTTCTATTAAAGCACTTAAAACATTTACTAATAATGATCTTGCCATATTTTTAAATGTATCTGATAATTTTTCTCCAAATACAAATGCTCTTGCAAGACCCTCTGACATTTTTGTTATTCCATTATTAATACTTTCAGCAATAGTCATTCTTATATTTTTCATTTTATCTTCTAATGTTTTTAAACTACCACTATTTAGTTCTCTAAATTTAGATATAGCTTTTTCTGTTGCAGTTGGTATTTTAACAGATAATTCATGTTCAAAATCATGTATAATTTGTAAAGCTGATTCTACTGGTTCTACAAAACCATCATTAGCATCTGCACCACCTAAAATATCTTTTTGTACTTTATATGCTTCATTGTTTTGATTAATTTTTTCTGTAATTTTATCTATTTCTTTTCCTAACAATTTAAAAGTTGCAATAGATGCCGCAACAGATGCGGCAACTAATGGTATTCCAACTCCTGATAAACTTACCATAGCCCTTAATCCAGCAACAACAGGAACAATGGCTCTAGCCATGTTTATAAACATATTAGCAATCTTTAAAGATATAATTGCTTTTAATGCTAAAAATAATTTATCTGAATGTTGAGCCATAAAGGCAATTCCTTTACCAACTTTTTCTACAACAGTTGCTAATACAGTTCCTAAAGTTACAGCAATCTTATCTAATGTTTCTTCATTCTGTCCTAATGTTTTGTCTAATGCTTTAAATTGATCTTTTAATGTTTCAAAAAAACCAGCTTCTAATAATACTTTTTTAAAGTTAAATATTTTATCTCCAATCATTGATAAAGTACCCTCAAAAGTATTTGCTAATTGATCTGTTGCTTTACCAAATCTTCCCTCTTTTCCAAATGTTTTTTCAAATGCTTCTACTGTTGCTTCAATAGATACAGTTGCACCAGCTTGGAAACCAAGCATATTTCTAACACCTTTTTCTCTAAATAAATCTGCCGCACCTATACCAGCACTAAATGATCTCTGTATTTGTTCTGCTGTTGTTCTAAAATCTAATCCTGTAACTGCCGCAACATTACCAGTAATTTCTAACATTTGTTTTAAGTCTTTAGCATTGTCTGTAACAGTTGCTAAAATACCAGAACCTGATTGTATTTCTTCAAGAGAGAATGGAACTTTAGATGCAAACTTAACCATATTGTCAAAGGCTTTTGCACCCTCATTTGTATCTTTAAGTAAGAATTTTAATCTAACTCTTAAATTTTCTAATTCTTTACCTGTATTAACTAAATTTCTAATTACTAATCCAGCACCTAAACCAATAAAAGCATTTTGTAAATTAAACACAGCACCTTTAACTTTAGATAAAGCACCTTGAACATTGTTTAATGCTTGTTTGGATTTATCTCGTGCTACAATATCTATATTAAGTCTTTGATTTGCCATTATTTAAATTTCCTTGCTTCTGCTAATGATTGTTTTGTTTTATACTCATCTTGCTCTTTTTTCAAGTATGCTAACCAAAGATTATAATGGCTAACAGGCATATCAAGAACTTGCTGTATTGTAAGGTGTAATCTCTCTGCAACAACTAAAAGCGACCTGATGTCAGGGTCGCTATCTACTTTTTTTCGGCTTCCTCGTAATTAGTGTCTAAAAGTATCTGATTGGCAACAGTAGATATAACATTTGAGTCTGCTTTTTTTCTTAATGCAAATTTATCTTCTGGGCTAAAGGCTTTAATCATTTCTCCTTTGTCATTTTTGACTTGGAGTTTCATTATAAGTAAATCAACAAGAACAGTTAAATCTTGAAAGTTACTAGACTTCTTAAAGATAATGTTTTTTTCTTCAAGAGTTAATGGTTCTGAATAAAAGACACTTGGTTTCCCATGTTCGTCTTTCCATTGTTCCACCTCAATAGTGATAGTTTTAAGAGTTTCAAAATGAGTTTTAACTCTATCTATAACTGACATAAATTAGATTATACAGTTCCTATTGTAAGTGCACCAGTTCCTTGAAAAGTAACAGTTCTTGAAATTATTGCGTCCATTGAGTTATTAACTGACATTCCTGTAACAATTCCTGTTCCAGCAAAACTTCTGTCGCCACTTGCATTACCCTCTGGGAGTAAAATAAAAGCGAGTGAAGCACCAGCTACTAAACTTGTTTGTGGTGTATCAGTTTCGTCAAAGTGCATTTCTAAAGTACCAGAGAATGAAGTTCTACCAGCAACAAATGATTTTGTACTATCTGTTAAAGCTGTATCCTCTACTACATCTCCAGTTGTTTCTAGTGTAAACCCTGTTAGTTCCCCAACACCAGTTCCACCAACTGTTACAACTCCTTCTTTTCCGTGATGTGTTGCCATTTTTTATCCTTTTTACTTTTAGATTGTTGTTCTTGTTTTTGTTCCTTATAACCTAAACTTAAAAAATGTTCAAGATTAGATTCATTAATAATTATCTCTGAATTATCTTTATATAATTTAATGTCTTTAGCCATAAGTCCTTTTATTAGTTTTCTTCTTCTTCGTCAATATCTTCCTCATCTTCGTCAAAATTATCATCATCTAAATCTTCTTCCCAATCTTGATTATCTTCTTCTTGGTTTTCTTTTAATTCAGCTAATAAGTCTTTTACTTCTTCACATAACATAGACTCTTTATCGTGCATTTTTTCTATTTGGTCTATTTTCTTTTCTATTCTATTTATAATTTTAGTTGTCATATTATCTCCTATGGTGTTCCAGCTTGATATTCGTACATACATCTAATAGTCATTCTTATTCCACCAACAGGAAATAAACTTCCCTCATCAGTTTCAACTTGTATAACTTCCGAATCAAGTGCGTTGCTATTTCTTGTAATATCAGTTTCTAATGCAGTTTCAATAGCTGTGATTAGTGCATTTCTTAAAGTATCTATATTAGATTCAGCACCTTTAACAAATCCTAATACTACAAAATCAATCGTACCATGCCTAGTTTTAGCACCACTACCTAGTTCTGAATCATCTCTGTTTTCTTCTGATGTTTGTACTATTACTGCTGGATATTGTTGCTCTGATAATTCGTCTAATAAAAAAGGTTGTCTAGTAGCTTTCTTAATTGCTGGGCTAGATATATTAGATATTACTGTTAATAAATTACTTGCAATGTTTTCTCTTACACTCATATTCTAAACTTTCTTAATTCTTTTTCTACAAATCGGTTGAACTGTTTACTTATAATCTTTTCTGTTCTATTGTTAAAGCCAAAAAATTCTCTTTTAGGGTCATTCAATACTTGGTTAAATAATGCTCTTTTAAGCATTTGTGCATTACTAAAACCTAATGATACTTTGTGTTTTCCTGTTTTTTTACTTGTTAAACTACCTAACATTCTACCAGAATAAAACAAATCTACATTTGTTGATTTACCCTCTCTATTTAATTTTTTTAAATAACCTTGTGAATAAGGTGCAAATGCACCATCTCTAAAGTTAATACCTTTTTTAGTTTTAGTTCTAACAATATCTATTAATTGAAATCCAGCTTGTTTAATACCTTTATCAATTATTCTAGGTAATACTGATTGAAACTTTTTAAATTTTTTAGATACTTGTTTTGAATTAGATTTAATCTTTAAATCAACAGCCATTATCTAGTCAATCTTCTAAATCCATGTAAAGGCTCTCTCTCGTTAGATATGATAGTTCCATCAGCATTTACATCATATTCTACACCATCTTCTAATATCATTCTCCATTCAATATTGTATTGGCTCATATAATATTCTGCCATTCTTTCAAATCTATCTTTTTCTGTTTCTGGTCTAAATTTAGTTAATGCTGGTAAAAAGAATCTTCCAAGAAATAGATAAACACCAGCACGTTCAAACTGATCTAAATTAACTTTTGTATTAACCATTTCTGCTGTGTTTAAAACTGTAATATCTGTAAATATATTAGTTTTATATACAGGCCACCATTCTATTCTTAATTGTCTTAAAATATCATTAGTAGTCTGTGCAAAGAAATTAGTTGCTTCTGTTGCGTTATTTGCAATACCAAAATCAAAAGCATCAGGTTGATACTTTGTTACATCTCCAGCTACTATTACATCTGCACCAGTATAATTAGCCATAATTTAGTTCCAAATTAGATAAATTATTAAAACAGCTAAAGGGATTGAATACATTGGATTATTTTTAGATTTAATCCAGACCCATTTTGACCATTTCTTTAATTTAAGTTTAATTAATTGATTCATCTTTTTTCTTTCTTATTTTTCTTTTCTTTGGTTTAAGAGGTACTACTTTTGCTTCGTTTTCAAAAGTTTGATCTACTTCTTTAATATTTTCTTTTACATCATCTGACGCAACTTTAAAACCTCTAAAATCATACATAGCTTTATTAGTTTCATAATCTAATTCGCTTCTAGTAATTGTTTTATTACCTCTTGTAAGGGTAATCATTTTCTCATTTGATAATACTAATTTAACCATTTTATTCTCCTATGTTAGTTGCGAGGGCAGTTTCCCACCCTCACAAAGTATCCTACTATTGGATAGATGAATCGTAATGTAACTCAACACCATATGAATCATGGATTTCTCCAACACCATATACTGAAGTTGCTACAATCTCATCTGCTCTCAAAGAAGCATCTCTTTGAGTTTCGATTTTAACATCTTGCATCATAGCGATTGCTAATGCGTCTTTATGGAACGCACCACCTTTATAATCACCAGCAGTACCTGTATTAGCCAAATTTGAAGTTTCAAAAATGTTTAATCCAGCTAACTTACCAACAAAGCCTGATCTTAATGCTTCGTTAGAAGTTTCAGTATCTAAACCAGCAAAAGTATTAGTTAAGCCAGATTTTAGATCGTAAGCGATTTTAGGGTGTAGTACAACTGCACTTTCGTTAGCTGGTAATGCGTTTGCTCTTAAAGTTGAAAGAGCATTAAAGATTACAGCTGGAGAAATAGCCGCTGACCCATCTCCTGAAGTAACACTAAAGCCATCAAACAATGCAGTTAAATCTGCGTCTTGTTTTCTTGCTAGTGCTTCCCCAAATAATTTACCAATATCAGCCGCAACATTTCTTGGTGCAGAGTTTCTTGCTAAATCAGTTAGAGTAGTCATAACACCAACTTCACTTGCTGTTATAGTAACAGAAGTAGGGTTGATTGCTGTGTTTGCTAGATCAGTTGCATCTGCTACTGCCGCCGCACTTACTTGTGCATAGACAGGAACTTCAACAGCTTTTCCACCACCAGAGATCGCATAGTTTTTAACTAGGTTTCTCATAATGGATTTTTCTGAAGCTACAAATTGTGCTTCTGCAACAATTTCAGTATATAGTTCTGATATTGTTGACGACGTTGTTTCGTTAGCCATTTTATTATCCTATTAAGTTTATTTGTTTAAGTTAATCTCAACAGCACCTGAATCTCGTTTTGCTCTATATTCTTGATAGGCTTTACGATCTTCTGGCTTTGTTAAGTCCAAGTCCTGTAAGTTAAAGGGTTTAACAGTTTTGCCACCAATAGCACTCTGGCTTCCTGAACCAGACAATGACCCTTGACGGAAGTGTGGGTTACTATCTAAAAACTCCTTAACACGATCTTCAATTGTAAGTAGTTCTCCATTTGAGTTATATCTTACATTAGAATTATTATCAACTACTTCTATTCTACCATCATCATTATATTTAACTTCGTTCTTTAACAAAGCTACTACTTGCTGTGCATTGATAGATTTCTCTTTGTTAGCAATAGATAAAATAGAATTATCAACTTTTTCTTTTTTGATTTGATCTTTTACCTTTTGTAACTCCGAGTCTTTTTCAGATAATCTTTCTTGCATAATCTTCTCAATTTCAGATTTAGATTTAGCTTCTTTTAATTGCTGTTCTTTTAATAGTTCAGCTTTTTGAGATTCTTCTTCTTGAAGTTTTTTCTCATACTTATTTTTTTCAGCTTCTAGTCTTGATTTGATTATGTTATCTAATTGTTCTTGTGTAAAAGTTTGTTGCTTTGGTGTTTCTACTTTTACTTCTTCTTTTACTTCAGTTGCAACTTCTGGTGCAACATTTTTGTTTTCTTCAGACATTGTTTCTCCTATTATATTATTAGTTCGCCTTTGCTGTCATACCAATCAGGATTGACATAAGACCATTGATGACGACAATTATAACCACCTCTGACAACTAAAGGATTTCCAGACTTTTTGCCTTTCCAGCTTCTACTTGTCCAAAGTGAGTTGACTTCATCAATTGTGAAAAGTCCACTTTTCCTCTTGTTATATACACCAGATATTATATTTCTGCAATGATCTCTGGTTGTTGGAATTACATCTCCATAGTATTTAACAAAAGTTAGTCCAGCATCTTTAGACTTATTAAAGTTTAAAGTTGCATCAAAATCTCTTAATGAGTCGTTTAATATCTGTCCAGCATACCTTTTCATGTTTTCTCCAGCCCTAT